ATGTATTTCTACTTAAAAGAGCCAAGCGGGGACAAAGATACGATTATTATTATTCAGTATTACATTAAGGATGAAAAAAAAATATTTAAGTACTCTACAGGGGAGGTTATTAATCCGAATGATTGGGACTTCTCTGCTCGTATGCCCAAATCTCGAAAAGGCTCGGATGGTGTGCGATTGAGAAAGATTACTACTTATATAATGCAATATCACGATTTCCTTATAACTCTCATTGATAACTACAAACTAAATGGAGAGAGGGTGAGTCGTGAAAGATTGAAATTAGACTTTGACAAACACTTTAAGCCAGAGAAGATACCGCAAGAATTTGAATACTTAACCGATTTTGTAGATGATATATTGAAGGGGATTAGAGGATCTATCAATAAGAATACAGGGAGAGAGTATAGTTATTCGAGGATAATGTCGTATATTAACACGAACAGGGTAGTTAAAAAATTTGAAGAAAGTAGAAAGAGAAGAATAAGCATAGATAGTTACAACAAGGATCTAAATGACGAATTCATAGATTTCTGCATACATAATAGGAAAAATAGCCTTAATTCTATAGGTACATACGTACACATAATTAAGATATTTTTAAAAAAAGCAAAAGAGAAAGGGTATATAGTGAGTGATGGAATATCTGAATTTACCACAACAAAGGCAAATAGTTTATCGGTAGCTCTGTCAGAAGAGGAAATAGATAAGCTCTTTAATTACGACTTTTCCTATAACAAGAAATATGAACAAACCAGGGACTTGATGATATTGGGGTTATGGACAGGGTTGCGAGTGTCGGACTTTATGAATTTACCAGTTATTGACCCTGACAGTAATTTTATTGAGGTAGAACCCAAGAAGACACGCAACTCGTCAGGTATAAGAGTGGTTATACCTCTGCATCATCATATTAAGGATATGATTCGAAAAAGAGGCATGCCTCAACCTATGGAAGAACATCATTTTAATAAGATGATAAAGGAAGTTTGTAAAGAAGTTGGGTTTGTTGACAAAGTAGAAGGAGACTTGATGAACCCAGAAACAAAGCGCAAGGAGCGGGGTATATATGAGAAGTGGCAGCTTATTAGCTCGCACACATGTAGAAGGAGCTTTGCGACGAACTTATATCTGATGAACTTCCCAACGCTCTCGATAATGAAAATCACAGGACACACTACAGAGGCGAGCTTTCTGAAGTATATCAAAGTAACGCCAAAAGAACATGCAGAAAAATTATTAGCACACTGGGAAGCATATTATTCCAATAAAAATAAAGGAGGTTTTTAGACCTCCTTTATTGTTATATTGTTAATTTATTTAAGGAAAAATTTAACACTACTGAATGAAAAATTTTTCTTGAAAAAGTTTGTTATTTACAAAATTAATCGTACCTTTGCATCATCTAATAACAACTGCTACAGCAGTATAAAATGTATATTATGTTAGAAAAGTTCTTACAAATCGCAGATGAAAATCCTGATGGATTTACTGCAAAGTTGAGCGGAGAACTCGTAATGGAAGGCGGGTTCGTAGTGGCAGAAAAAGAAACTCAGAACAGCTTCGGAATCGAGGGGCTAAAAAGAGTACTTGAGTATGCAATCTCTCATAAGACTTTGGTTGGAGGTTGGAAAGAGAATGAAAGCTACTATTTTGACGCTTCGAGGCTCTACAAGAATAGAGATGAAGCTGTTAAGAAAGGGTTTGAGAATGAACAAATAGCTATCTATGATTTAGACAGGAAAGAGGTTGTTTATTTGTAAAACCAAGGAGGGGGAAACCCCTCCTTAAAAAATATTGATATGGAAAATGTAGTAAAAAATATTCATTTGCTTGGATTAGATGAAGGGCAAAAGAAACGATTAGAAGCAGGAGCGTCTTTATATAAGCGCTTTGATAATTTAACTTTTAAGGTAAAACAGTATAAGGATGGTATTCTTATTGTGGAAGCCAGACAATGGAAGAATTATAAGAAAGATTATTTTTCAGAAAAGGAAATAGTAGAGAGGACTAAGAAGCTATTTAGTGACTTTTCTAATGATTTTAACCCTGAGAAAATACATGTTGGGGTTATTCCTTTCAAGGATGTAGATAGTGACATAATCACTCCTGAATACCTGAAGGATGAATTGTATAGGTTACATATACGAATTAAAGATATTAATAACGATACAGGGTTAGAGATGTCTAATTTATCAGCATGGGTAAATGGAACAAGACCCATGAGTAATATTGTTAAGAATATGTTCTATTACTATATAAGATATAAAGAGTTGATAGAACAAAAAAAATGATTAAAAGAATGATTAAAAAAAACAAATATCATGAAAAAGTTTAGCATCAAAAACGACATTATCAATCAAGAGTGGGTTAAGGCTAACTTAGACCGAAGAGATTACGAAGTAAAAGGTGATGATATAATCATTACCTACTTTGAAGAAATGCAAAAAAATGATATATTACATGCTATATCAGAGAAGACATACGATGTAGTATTCAATGATGATAGTGATAGTAACAATAAGGGATTTGAAAGCACCTTTGATTATTGTAAGAATTACATATTAGCATTCAATGGGAGTAATCACAGCTACTTTGCTGACTATAAGGGTGGCATTGTGCAGGTGGTGTGTAATGAGACGGGTGATGTAATGTATGAGGAGGAAGTAAGATAGGAAAATATAACAACAAAAAACAGAAAAGCGTACCATAAATGGTACGCTTTTCTTGTTTAACCTAATTTTCTTTATGATAAAAAAGTGCTGATTGCGGAGACAAAAGTACATATAAACATTAAATATTATTGCCTGAAATTACCTGCACTCAATTAAAGCCTTACGGCTTACCTTTGTCGCATGGAAATAAAATTCAGTACATATAACCAAGAAGGGAATGTAAGTAAGATAGATAAAGAGAAAGGAGTTATCTATGGCGTTGCATTGGCTAATATGGGGCTTAATAAGAATGGTTACTACTTCTCTGAAAGATTCCTCAATGAGTTAAAAGATTTTGGAAACAAGAAAGGAGAGATAAAGGCTCGATTTGAGCACCCGTCCTTTACAGGGGGCTCTTTTGGTTCATTTATTGGGAAGTACAAGAATTTTAATGTAACAGATGGACGATTAGTGGGTGATCTGTATCTTGCAGATATAGCAAGAAAGACAGAGGTAACAGGCAGAGGTATTAGCTTATTCGACTATGTGATAGGAATGGCGGTAGAATGTCCTGAGATGTTTGGAAACTCCATATATGTAGAGGCTGATATTATAGATGAGATTTACAAAGAAGGAGATAACGAGAGGGTAGGTATGGGGCTTAATCTTATTGATTGGTGTGCTTCTGACCTTGTAGACGACCCCGCTGCCACGAATGGGCTTTTCTTTGAGAAAAAAACTAAAAAAGAAAATAACAAATTGCGTATGAACAAGATAGTTAGAGAGCTTTTAGCATTCATGAAGGACTTTAACAATAAAGTCAAAGAAACGAAAGCATTCGATGTAGATTTGACCTTGGCCAATGGTGATATTATCACCGTGGTAACAGAAGGGGAAACACCTGCCGAAGGTGACGAGGTGAAAAAGAAGACGACCAATGGACAAAGTGATGAAAGTGCCTTGTCAGATGGGGAGTATCTTTTGAAAGATGAAAAAACCCTTGTTGTGGAAGGCGGACGAATTAAGGAAATTCGAGAGAAAGAGCAACAAGGAGAGCCTGTAAAGGTAGACGAGGAATTTGCTAAGACTGTAACAGACTGCTTGAAGGCAGTAATGGATAAGGTTGAAGATTTAAACCAAAAATTTGAGGTGATGAAAAAGACTACCAGTAAATTTGAGGTAAACAATCCAAGAGATGTAAGTCAGGAGCCTACTAATGGTGGTAAGAAACGCAGCTTTGAGGAGCTGAAAAAGTTGTATAACAGTTTGAAGTAAGAAAGGAGGAAAGAATATGGCAACAACAAAAATAAAAGATTTCATAAAAGAGCCGGCAAGGGTAAAAGAGTATATCAGGGATATAAAAGACTTGCTTGAGGATCGTTCGCTTGGATTAGCTGACATAAAAGAGGCTATGACCGTGGTTGAGGGTGTGACTAAAGAGACGGAGTATGGATATTATGGGACAACTGAGGGAGTAACTCGCAAGGATGCAGGTTGTGGAATGGAGCCAGTACCTTTTAATATTCCAGTACGTACAGGATGGTGGGATCCTAAACCTTTGAGAGTGAATATATCTCAGTGTTATGCAGACTTTGAAAAGTCTATCCTACAATGGTGCAATGTGAAGGGTATTGACAAGCTCCATATAGATAGCGATCAGTTCGTAATATTCATTGCGAGTCAGTTGGAAAAGACTATTCACACAGACTTTAACAAGTTTGCTTACTTTGGGGACACTCAGGCGAGCAATGTAGGTTCAGGATCAGGGAATGAGCAACTGACCGCTGGCGTTGCGAAGGAGAATTACAACGTATTGAATGGGCTTTTTGCTTCTTTCCAATCGTTTATTACATCTGACCCAAGTAAGAGGGTAACTATTACAGAGAATGCACAGGCAACCCGTGCTGCTCAGTTAGCGTTAGCTCGCGACACAGCATTCAAGGCATGTACAGAGCTGTTAGACAAGGCTGATGGTTTGACCTTCGCCTCTGGTTCGGAGCCTATATTATTGATGACACACTCAATGGCAACCAATCTATCTCGTTACCTCAGAAGTGAGTACAAGAATGAGGACACTTTAACCAAGATGGAGAATGGGTATGAGACGATGACTTTTGAAGGCATTAAGGTAGTTACTCATCGTTGGATTGATGAGATTATCAAGAGAGATTTCTCAGATGGTACGAAGTGGAATAATCCACACCGTATTATCTTGCTTGACAAGTCAGAGTGTCAGTTAGGAGTGGATAGCTTAAGTTCTTTGAGTGACTTAGAGATAGAGTACATAGGCGGTAAGGATGAGCATGTATATATCAAGGCTGCTTACAGAATGGACTTTCAGAGGGTAATGCCAACCACTGGAGCAATGGCTATATAACAAGTAAAAGGTAATAGGTAAAAGGCGCATATTTCCTTTTACCTATTACCATAGATTAACATTTAAATAAATAATAAACATGGCACAATGTATTAATAAGATAGCTAAGGACTTTGGTTATGATTGTGATGACACGATTAAGGGGGTAGAATTGAGTCTTTTGCTTGTCAATAGAGAAGATATAGACTTAGGAGCTACTGTAGTAGAGGGCAACCAGATAAAGTCCTTAGTACTCAAGAATGGAAAGACTGCCTATAAGGTAGATTACGCCAAAGAAAGCCATATATCAGTAAGTACTAAGCCTGAAATATCAGACGATGACTTCAACGGGCACAAGCACAATATTATACTGAAGATATACGGAAAGAGCAAAGATGATTACGACCAAATCGATAAGATAGTAGCAGGAGCGTCCGTAGTGGGTATTGTTCAAAATAAGACAAAAACTCTCGAAAATACCTTTGATGTGTATGGATTCTACATAGGATTGGAGGCTACAGAGGGAGAGGGTCGTACCAATGGTGGTGTGTATACCCTTACATTAGGAACTCCAAGTAACCAAAAGGAGCCAAAGACAGCGCTGAGATGGTTGGATACTGATTACACCACCACTAAGGGCAAATTTGACAACAAATTGGCGTAAAACTCAATGATTAATGGTTAATAATTAATGACTGACTTTACAGAAGATAGATTAAATGACTTGTTGAAAGGAGGTTATGCAAAGGCGGTGGGAGAGGATAAAGAGACTTTCATCGCCTTTTATGCTTATCTTTTCAACGATAACGCCCCATGTCCAAGTTGCCCGCATAAGTTATCGAGTTATTGGGATAGATTGGCACGAGAGGGAAAGAGTAGGCTTATAACAATTCAAAAAAAAATAGAAGAAATGGCAAGAAACAAAACAAAAAACACAGACACAACCTTACAAGAAGGATCATTCAGACTAAAGAGTGATATACACTCCTTACCGATGGATTTTGGGAGCAGTGAATTTTTCAACAATGACACGCTGACTAATGATATAGCCTTGCAGTATTTATCTATTAACCCTAATAGGATTGCGAATTTCGAGGAATATCCTAAAGATTGGGAGCGACATGTAGAAGATTGGAAATCTCAACAAGTAACAGAAGAAGTAAGTGAAGGCACTACAGATGAAGTAACTCAATAATTTGATATAAACAATGGCAAAAGTATCAGTCGTATCCTTAAACAAGGAAAGCCGCCGTACAGAGAGCAATAAATACAAAGGTTATCCCTTCTTAGCAAATGGAGAGAAGAATGACTACCCTACTATGATAGAATTACTTGTAGGAGGGTCGGCTACTGCAAAAGCATGCGCGGGGGTGATAGCAGACTTTATCTATGGGAAAGGATTTTCATTGGAAGCGGAAGCGCGTGCAACAGCAAGGCAACAACGCACACGCTTTCGTAAGGATACGCTGTATATTAATGACAAGAGAGAAACACCTAATGACCTATTAAAAAAAGTAGCAAGGAGCTTGTCGTATCACAAGGGGGTATTCGTACAAGTGAATTACAACCAGTTGTTTCAAAAAACAAGTGTACAGGTACTCCCTTATCGCTATTGTAGGTTAGGGGCGAGAGATAGCAATAATTATCGAGGGAAGGTTCTCATATATAACAATTGGGATAGCTTGCAAGATAAGAAAGAAATAGACAAGCAGGTAACAGCAATAGACATGTATGATCCACGTCCTGAGGTGATACAGGCGCAGGTAGAGCGGGTAGGAGGATGGGATAACTACAAGGGGCAGGTGTATTTCTTGAACCTTGATAGGAATGATAGTTATCCATTGGCTTGGGCTGATGTGGTGCTATTGGATTGTGAGAGTGAGATGCTCTCGGCTAAATACACGAGGAATGGCTTTAAGAAAGGATTCTTTGGTACGTATGCCTTTGTCACCTCAACCATGAATAGTGATGAAGATAGAGAGGATTTTAGAGACAACTTACGTAATTCAATAGGTGTGGAAGCTGAGCAAAGTGTATTTCATTTTGAACTCGAAATGAAGGGGGATAAGTTAGAAGATCAAGTATTGGTTAAGCCGATAGAAAGCAATGTAAAAGCGGATTTATTCGAGTATGCCGATAAGAAGACAGCTAATAATATTCGTAAGACATACGGAAATATTCCTCCTGTACTTATTGACTTTGTAGAAGGGAAACTCGGAAATACTTCAGGTGATAGTCTCAAGGAAGCACGTATATTCATGCAGGAACAAATGCAAGAGGAAAGGCAGGATGTGCAAGAGATGTTTGAAGAATTATTTGACAATTTTGCAGAGCCAATATCAAGTAATGGATTATTTGAAATAATGACTAACTACTAATGAGGATACTAACAGATAAAGCGAGTGTAGGGAAATACTTGAGCATTTCCTTTTTTAGGAAAGAGGAAGATTTTCAGCGATACATAAGAGAAGCACAGACTTTTGACCTTAAAAGGACCGTATGCGAGGACTTTTATCAGGACTTGGTAAGCGATACCCCACAGAGAGATTATACCTTGCTATTAGAGGGAGGGAGTTACACATACCAAGGTAGAAAGTATGAGTTTGCAGGATTGAAGGCTGTTTTGTCTTACTTTGCTTATGCAAGATACCTAATAACAGGCCATCAGGTAGATACTCCCTATGGAGTACGGTCAAAGGTGTATCAGGACGGCGAGGGTATTAGTCAGGTAGAACGTAGAGACCTACATACAATGTACTTACAGAATGCACATGATCTATGGGAAGACTGCAAAAGATATATAGAAAGACATAAAGAACAATTCCCTGAATGGGAGAAATGCAATGAGTGTGGTTGCGAAGAAAAACAAGAACGAAGGGGAAGAATGAGGGTAACACTCATATAAGGTAACAGATAATAGGTGAAAAATGGCAGTACAATGTATAAGAGGGTTAAAGGAAGGATTTACCTTTGATTGTGAGTATATACCTATAAAGGGGATTTATAACCGAGTGGTATTAATCAATTTCGAAGATATAGACAGACGCAAGGTTATGAGGGAGGGTGTAAACCTTATTAACTTCTCCCTAAAAGAAGGAAAGCGGGGATATTCCATAGAAGGTTACAAAAGGCACTTCACAGGAAGACAGAAATACAGCAGCAATAAATATACCCATGAATTAGACTTGCGAGTATATGACTTTTCCAACAAACATATATCACTTATAGAAGACCTTCAGAAAGGCACCTTTGTAGCGGTGATACAGAGTAATGAACATTCTTTTGATAAATCAGGATTTGAGGTATTAGGTTATGATGCGGGGCTGCGCGTAGTGAACCTTACAAGGGATTATAAAGAAAACATGATACGCTTTACATTGGCCAGTGATAAGGTAAAAGAGCCGAGGATATTCTACTACCTCCACGATATAGATTGGGCTACAACAAAGAAACGGTTTGATAAAGAATTTGTCACAGATAATAGTTTTAAGGTATTTGACGAAACATTTGACGAAACATTTGAATAGAGATGACAGCAATAGAGAATATAATCAATCAGATAGAAAACGAAACAAGGCGATTTGGTAATACAAAGACTAGAGTTGCGGCAGTATTAAGGCTTATCAAGGCAAAGTTGGTTGATTTGTTTAGTGGTAAGTTGGATAAAGGAAGGTATACAGGTACTGCTGATGATCTAAATAATGCAATAGGTAACAAGGTAGATAAAGTGCCAGGGAAGATACTATCATCCAATGACTTCACGAATGAACTACGTACCAAGTTGGAGGGATTACAGAATGTAGATATATCTCAGCTACTACCCAAGGGAGGTTATACGGGGACAGCTCAAAACCTGAAAGAGTTGATAGATAACATCATGCGTATCCTGCAAAGTCCTGACACAGAATTGGACGAACTGCGGGAGATAGTAGCTTATATCAAGCAGAATAAGCGCACCTTGGACACCTTGGGGATTAACAATATTGCAGGTTTACAGGACGCCCTTAATGGCAAGGCACCCACAGACCATAACCACGATGATCGCTACTCCCGATTGAGGCATACTCACACAGAATACGCCCCGCTCAGTCACAGACACAACTGGAATGATATAGACGGGAAGCCGGAGATAGCTACAGAGGAGAAGATACAAGAGGCTGTGAGGAAGATACAAATTGGTGGGAGAAATTTAATTAAAGAAACATCTAATTTCTCTTTAAAAGAGTCACCCTACTATTTACAATCAAACTATACAGGTAATAGCGGATATGTTGGTGAAACTTTTAGGGGAAATAAAGTTATTAAACTCATCTATAACTGGCAAGGGATTCAGTGTAGAACAACATTTGAAGATAGACCAATGATTATTTCATTTTGGGCAAAAACCTCAAAAACAGGAGTAAAATTCACTTGTATTACAGATTCGAATGTTGTATACTCTAATGGTACAGTAATACTATCAGATGGAGAGTGGCATAGATATACTATTTCTAAGAATAGTAGAATTACTACGTTTTCAAATGGAAATAATGGTTTTGTTGAGTTTTATAAAGATAATGGCCATATAGAAGAAGTGTATGTTTCATCTTTTAAAATTGAGTATGGAAATATCCCAACTGACTGGACACCAGCACCAGAAGATATTAGAATAGCTACAGAGATAAGTGAAACCCGACAAATATTTCCTGATGATAATATAGTGTATGTAACAGCAAATGTGTCTAATTGTGACTTGCAATTGATACCATCAGGATATTCGACATCTTTCAGAAAAGTATTCGCCGGAGGACAAGTAACCTTCACTTGTTTAGGCAAACAAATCATCTACACAGGGGATACAGACTTCAACGGAGGTGATGGCTCCACTGCTGTGGTGAGTATATGGAATAACAAGTGTTACATAGATATAAGAAATATATGATGAAAGTAATTAACAAACTCAAAGGTAGCGACAAGCTCCTGCATAGTAAGTATGGGAATATAATATTTATTGCCATTTTCCTAAGTTCTTTGATATTGTTTTCTGTAGGAAAGTCCTTACTTATAGCCGCTATCGCCTTGGGCGTGATAGGGCTATGTAAGGAGATATATGACAAGTATATCAAGAAGACATTCATAGATTGGTGGGATATTGTGGCGAGTTTTACCCCTTATCCACTCATTAAATACATTAACAGATGAATGCGATACAATATTTTGATTGGGGAGGGGGAAAAAGAGATATTCCTTATTGTAAGGTTAGGCTAAAAAACTTTTTTGCTCTAACAGAAGGACGTAAATTTATTGGACACATTCCTTTACAAATATTCGAAAGCAAGGTTCTGTATTCTATATATAACAATACAGAGAATGTGAGCAATATCATAAGATCTAAAAAAACAGAAATGTATCAAGAAGGTAACGATTTTGTTTGGAATGTTTTTATAAAAGCTCCTATTAAAGATAACAGGACATTAGTTAATATTGCATTAATAAGTGTTTCTGACGCTAATCGGTGGCTTTTTTTTAATATGTTTGAAAAATGGCCGGGAGGATATATATCAGGAAGAAAGATTAAAGAAGAATCATTAAGGTCTGGAATTCACTTTGATAATGAATCATTACAAATTGCCATAGCTTCAGGACTTAATGTACCATTACGTTTCGAAGATAACAACGAATTGATTACAATAAGTAGCCTATTAGGAAAAGAAATTGTTTTTGAATTAATTTAATAAAAACCTATGACACCAAAAGGATTTATCAAAAAATACAAGCCCTTTGCTCTCGAAACAGAGCGCAAAACGGGGATTTCTCACCTCTTTATATTGGCTCAATCAGCCTTGGAGACTGGTTGGGGGAATAGTGCTCCTGGCAATATGATGTTTGGGGTGAAAGCTAAAGCGGGCACGCCGCCTGAGAAACGGCAATTAGTAATCACAAAAGAGGTGCTATCCTCTCCTAATGTAGCTTTCCCTGAGATAATCAGGGTCACCAAGAGAGCGGATGGCAATTATCTGTACGAGGTTAAGGACTGGTTTCGCAAGTATGACAGCCCAGAGGAGAGTTTCACTGATCACGCCAACCTATTTCTGAAGAATAAGAGATATGCCAAGGCATTATTGGTAAGAAGCGACCCGTATAAGTTTGCTGAAGAAGTAGCGCAAGCAGGCTATGCTACCGAGCCCACGTATGCCGAAAGACTCAAAGGGGTGATTGATACGATAAAGAGAAATGATAAATGACAAGATACCAATGACAGATATAGTGAATAAACTTTCTAAATGGTTTTTGAAATATAAAATCAAGATAGCCACATGGGCAACTCCTATGGTACTACTCTTTTACTTTGATGACAAAATACAGTTAAGAGATAGGCTATATTACTTTTTCCTTGCCTTCTTTAAGAGTATTCCTCTTTTGATGCTGTACTCGTATTTCTCTATGTGGAAGGACAAAAACGAGTTCTTTTATGCAGGTATATGTACAGCACTATTAATCAATGCTTTGGTAGGGGGGGTGTATCATTTTAAGGCGGGAACTTTTGACATCAAGGAAGCTCTTGTCAAAAACGCAACAATGGTCTTTATCATAGTTGTTGTTTTTATTTCCTTATCCTTGCTCAGTATTCCTCTTGATGAATATGAAATGGGTAAGATATTTAAAAGCGTAGTACAACTCACTACATTATTATATCCAGTGAGTAAAATCCTAAAGAACGCATTTATTCTTACAAATGGGAAGTTTCCTCCTCAATTCGTTATGAAAGCCCTCTATAACTATGAGAAGGAAGGTAAATTAAAAGATTTCTTTGACGAGATAAGCAAGGGTGCTCCAATTATAAATAGCCATGAAAGAGAAACTACAACAGATAGCGAGGAATAACGGATGGTCATTTGATTACGGCCGTGATGATTATAGCAACTTAGAGAGGTCGGAGGATAAGGAATTTTACCTATTCCTCGACCCCATAGAAGAGCTTGTAAGATTCGAGGAAGGCGCTCAGGAGGTAGGACGTACTTATAACGGGCGCTTGCTCCTTCTTATGGTGTCGGACTATGATAGGGTGTATGATGATCAAAAAGGAAACATGCCAAGCGAGGGAAAGTATGAGAAGTATATTAAGCGCTGTAAGGAAGAGGTTATGAAGGTAGCTAATGCCTTTTGTTGGGAGTATGATATACTGCAATGGCGAATGTTGGAGGTAATAAATCTATATGATACTAATTTCGATGGGGTGCTGGTCAATTTTCAAATAACAAGTAGCAGATAATAGATTATGAATGTAAGGGATATAATGGCAGAGGAATTGTCCGCTATAGTAAAGGAGCTTGTAGAGAAGTATGATAGCTTAGGCATGCGCGCTACTGGTCAATGGGAAAGAAGCTTACAGACCTTTATAGCGTGGCAGGAAGGTAAGATAACCGCGAAGATCGTAGGAGAGGATTACACCTACTATATGCAGCACGGGCGTAAGGATGGAAAATTGCCCCCAATAAGAGCGATTGAAGCATGGATACAAGCCAAGGGAATACAACCTATTGAGAAGAAGATGAAAATATCATCATTAGCCTTTGCTATTGCTCATAAGATAGGGCAAATGGGAACAAGGCGCTTTCAGAATAATGGAAAGCCTGAATTTATAGACGATGTTATCACTCCTGAACGTATACAGAGTATCATTGATAAGGTAGGAGAAGGATATATAATACAATTCAGTAGTGATATTATAAAGATTATAGAGGAAATTCAAAATGTAGCATAAAAGAATATGTTTGACTACAATATTAAAATGGATCACGATATAGTAGGGATACACAACCCTTACTCATTCACTTTTGTAAGAGCGCTAATCTCAAGAGATGCCGACATATTGGAGATAGAAGGCTTGCCGAGAGATGTAGTTAGGTACTCATTGAATCGAGGAGAGACTACTGATATAGATTTGCGGTTGCTATTACAAAGAATATTTGCCGATAGGTACAAGAATCCTCCATCTACAGAACAAAAATTTATAGGTGTACCAATATTCACAACTAATTTGAAATTTACTACTAAAAAATGGAAAGATAATAAGAAAAAAGAAACTATTACCTTATCTACATTCAGTGGATGGCTGCCTATAGCCGATTCTACAGAGAACATGAAACACATGAAGGGTAAAAGAGTAGCACCTCCTAATGTAGGGAAGCCTTATTTTAGTGGGTATCCTCAAGTAGATTACTATTGTACTAAGATAAATGTAAATACAGATCCTTTAACAATTAGTTTCTGGGTAGAAAGGGCCAGATTGAGTATTACAGTAGGAGATGATTCTTTTTATCCAAAAGAGGAGATAACAAGAATAGTAGATGAATGCGGTATATTCTTGAGATGGCGTACACGCTATGGATCGTGGGGATATTGGTTATTCTCTGAGGACTTTGAAAGAGAGCTAAAGACAAAGAATCGTGGTAGCTGGAATGCTCGATATAAAGAAGGTGCCATGGAGCGCAAGCATTTAGGGCTTGAAGTTACGGAGGAATGGAGATTAACGAGCTCAGTGCCTGTACTTGCTAATGAGATAGAAGAAGTAAGAGACTTGTATACCTCTAATGAGGTTTATTTGTATACAGGACCTCGTGAGGGAATGTATTTTGAAAGGAACTTTTTCAATCAATGGGAACGAGTAGAGGTGATGGCAGGAACAGTGAAATTTAACGAACCGAGTTCTACATACGATATAAGCGTGAACATAGGTAGGTTGCGTGGAGAAACAAGGAAGATGACTTAATAATGATTAATACTAATGAGAAATGAAAAAGAAATTGTATTTACTATTAGCCCTTATGGTGCTTTTCGGTTGCGGGAGCAAGAAATCAAACCGAACCGAGCTAAAAGAAGAGCAAAAGAGCGAAAGAAAAGAGGTAAAAGACAGCTCTACACGGGTAGAAAAGTCCCAAAAGGTCGCTACTTTTGACCTTCAGCATTCACAATCTTACGAACTCACCCTTGAAAGTGATAAGGATAGTATTGGACATAGCAAAGAGGTTGTATATTATCGTATTAGGGATGGTGATAGTGAGACTATAAGGGTGATAAACGGGAGGGTAACACTTAAAACCATAGATACTCATTCTAAGAGCTTGCAGCAGGCTGACAGCACCCTTACTATAACAACCAATACTAAAGAACAAAGCATCTTAAAAACGCAAACTGCAAGGCGTGAGGTGCAAAAAGACAAAGAAGTAAAAGTAAATTCTTATACTTGGATATTTTTCTGTGTACTTTTCATTATTGTTTTATTTTTTTTAAGTAGAAAAGCCCCATAATGGGGCTTTTTTTAATGGTAATAACTAATATAATCTATAGAATGTCTCTCCTCTGAATTCTATTTCCTTGTCATTATTCTTTAAAGTAGCTATCTCAGATAAGGGAGGTATATTTTCATCAACAACTTGATATTTGTTGCCAAGCTCATCAGTAACAGATTTGTAATAAACTGATTTTAAGTGTATATAAGGGTATTCCAAACGTTTATATTCTATTGCCTGAGGGTGTATAGTGTCTTTTGTCCAATGCACTATATTTTCACCTGTATTCATTACAAAATAAAAATATTTGTCTCTATTGGTATTTTCCCAATAGGTATTAGCATCAAAGAATAGTTGAGAAGTATTAATATGAGATACTTTTATAACATCTTCAATAGTGTATGGTTGCATATTTTCAGGAGTTCCTTTTTTTAAAGGAGGCTCGTCATTGTACTTAAGAAGTTCTTCTTTATATGGGTCTATTGTGTATGGGCGAATATTATCATATTTCTCAGCACTATTAGCTATATATAATTTTGGATATTCGTACTTATATATGCTTGTTTCTTGGTATGTTGATCTATTTCTTGTGTGTTTCGAACTATATGTAACTTTATTTTCATTTGGGTGAAAATAGTAAGTAGTTATATCCACATCTCCGAAAGGGTTTTTATAGTAATAAGTCCAAGTAGTCCCCGCAAGGCTTTCCTTTAACCTTGTTACTTGTTCATCCTCTTTGCTATCTTTAGAGCAGGAAAAGAGGAATATTGGTAATAAAAAGATTAGTTTCTTCATGTATAAAGTATTTGTTAGATTATTTTAAACAAGAACAATTGCTTCTGTCTACATATGTTTTTTCTCCATCATCTTGGTAATAGTAGCAACCTCCACGAGGTCCTGTGTATAGTGTTTTCCCGTTGTATTGTCCACACACTTTTTCACCTTTTTCAAGAATTCTTTCTTTGGTGTGTTTGTTTTCTTTATTAGAGCCTCCATCCTTGGAACATGCAAGGGACAAGCATAAAATCAAGAGGGTAAATATTTTCTTCATGGTAATATAAATTAAATTAAAATCTGATTTTTGAATTAACTATTTTCTCTACTGTAAAAAGCTGTATTACCTCGTCAAAATCCACGATTTGGTCGGGATATAGAGGATTGAACGAATGACAGGTAAATTGCTGTTTTTTATGGTCTACTTTGGTTATTTGCTTAACTATATGACCGCTGCGGGTGGTAAGCACAAAGAGCTTACTACGGATAGGCAGGGTGTCTATTGGGTCTGTCCAGAGGCGGATAAGTATCTCATCATCATCCGAGAGGGAGCGCTTAGAGCCATCGTCCATGCTATCTCCATTGACACGTACTACGAGATAATTACCTTCGTTGTACTCACGGGGGATAAGTCGCTTGTGTGTCTCTGGGAGGCTTTCCACAAATGCTTCTGAAAAATCACCTCCGAGCATACCTGCAGAGACAGCGAGGTCAGCGTATTCAACGATCATATAATTTTGCTCAGCTACGGGGGATACTTCCTCTGTACCATTTTTTGACTTGAGCTTACTAATGGAATGATTTAAGTCCTTTCCATTGATAAGTGCATTATCGGATAGGAACATAGCGCCTTTGTTATCGGTAATCCATTCCTTGTTGATGTATGGGAAGGTAGTAACTATTTCCTCGATAAGTTCATTTGTTACTATGGTCTCTCCTTGTGATAGTAATGTTTCATATTGCTTGAATACCTGTTGCTGGTCTTTGGTAATTCTGTTTCTCAGTGATATAAAGAGCTTTTTTAGCTTTTTGAGTACGTTTTTTTGTTGGGAGGGGGTTAAAGGGGAGGCTTTTAGCATAGGGCCTTCTCCTCTAAGTAACCACTCATAACTGACATAAGGGTATTTGCTTACAATATTGTTTGCTAAATCTGCACTTATATCATTTCGCCCATTCTTTACATGGTATATTTTTACATTGTCTTTCAATCCTATTTCAACAGCAAATTTATTGTAAGATAGTTTCAAATAAGTTATCAACTCTTCTAATCGCTTAGCACTTTCCGTGCTAACATTTGTTTGTGTGTCTAAATTATTTTTCATACCTTTGTTGCGTTTTTAAATTATATAGTCATGTTGTATTTTATAAGTATTCTTCTGCTGTTAATCATAGTATTAATGGTATATGTATCCCTTGAAATAAGGGAACACATAGCTCAAATAAAAACCTTGTTTAGAAAGCAATCCTTTGGATTGTGTCTTTTGAAAAACAAAATTAAGGAAACTCCAACGCCAAAGGCACAGAATATTACAATTACCCAGTATTCTCCTTCTAACTTGGAGGATATTAAGGATTATGTAGATGCCTTGGAATCACGGCTTGAGCTACACTATAAAATGGCTGAGAACAAGCATTTATTTACAGAGCTTTTGGATTACTTCGCTGCTCACAAAGGGCTTGAATTTGCTAAAGAAAAACGAGATGTAATGAGATTGTTTAAGTACATACCATCGTTATGATACTAACAATTAAAGACAGTACAGATACGATGAGAGCTATCCATGATATAGTTTTATTTCGTTGGATTTCCTCAATCTATAGGCTTGCTAATACATTTTGTTTATCATTGTACTCATTATTTTTTACAAATTGATTGTATAACTCTTGAAACCATCCTTGATTATAGAAAGGCAGGGTTTTTTCATTAGCTTTAAGCAATGTAAGCGTTTCGGTCTCCTCCTTTGTTCCTACTTGGTGAAGGACAAATATATCTACATAATGAATAAAAGGTTTTTCTATATAATCTAAACCCTTAGACATGTCTTTTGTGTCAATTTGCAAGAGTCTTTTTACAAGGTCATCAGCCACACTCAACTCCTTATTTAAGACAATAAGGCTTGATAAAATCAAGTCTAAGATAGGTATATCCTCTTTTGAAAAATATATTTTCACAACTCTAATCATTTAAAAACCAATCATTTGCAAACTTTAACACTAACATTAACAAACATTTATACAATCATGTTAGTTTATATTAGTAATTGTTTGTATCTTTGCAGTGTCAAAACAAGGGTACAAAATGACTTTGTTTTTTACAGGTGCAAATATAAGAATAAAAATTAAAACAGCAATGAAAAAAGTGAGTAAAGTAAAAAAAACAATGAAAGATTATAGGAGAGCAATCACAGGGGATCTCTCGGATGAGGTTGCCGATCACATAAAAAAATGCAATAGATTTAGTTTAGAACTTGCAATGATACTTGATATAAAGCAATCGGCAGTACTTGATGGAGCGAGGAGAAGGAGTAATAAGTTACTTAGAATCGACCTTCTTCCAATATATGAAAAATACGGATACAAACAAAAAGACTTATATAAGAAGAATCTATGACACGAGTCGAATATGCAATGAGCACCTATAATAATCTCACACTTGAAGAAGTGAAAGAATTTCATACTATGGCAAAGCTGCTTCCTGATAATATAGATCAATATGCAGAGGCTATGAGGAGAGTTAAGAATGAGCGCTCTGAAAATTCATTATTGAGCCTTAAAGAAGTAGCAGAAATGTTACAGGTGGAGAAACAAACAGTTGCCCGTTTGGAGCGAGAGGGCTGTTTTTACAGAGTAAATGATGAAGGTCACCCTAAATACTCCTATCAAGATATAAGAGAGTTTGCAAAGGGGTATGAGAAGAATAGGAGTAGAAAATAAAAAAAGCCCCGCTGGCATGCGAGGCATAATAATAACAAATAAAATTTATAACGATGGCAAAATTACTACAAAAATTATTTTCTCGCAAGAGAAAAGCAAAAAAAGTGCAAGACCAACAACTACAAGTGATTAACGGTTACTTGTGCTACAAAAACAAACGCTATAGCGAGTTAAATTACGAGCAAAAAGAGCAGTATAACGACTGCTTGATACCTCAAGCCGACAAAGAGGCTTTTCTACAACTCCTTAAAAGAACTCAATTAAGATACATGTAACTATGAGAACAATGACAAATACCGAGTTTGAGCGAGTACTCAGCGAAGAACGCAAGCAATGCTATTATTACAGCGACTTGTTGGACTTGAGAGAAGATATTTACAGGTCTTTCAGTTGTGAGTTTATCACAGAAGACGATTATCCTGATGATTGGTACTGCTCTATCTATTACGATGTAACGACCCGTTGCAAGGGTAACAAAAGCAGCCATAGTGTAGAGATACAGCATATATACATCAACTTCCAAGAGGTTAAGGTTACTGAAAAACAAGAAAGCGTATTAACAACAGTACTCACCAACCGAGCTAATGAAGAATTTCAGTTTGAAGATACTGATATATACCCAGATTATGCAACTTCCAAAATGTGGTAAAAATGAAAACAACAGTAGAAAAAGGCAAATGCTATGAGATAGGCGATTGGATTTTACAAATTGACAAAATAGACGATCGTTATATATGGTGCTTTGGCACAGACAGCGATAGAATGATAGGACATATAATACTCCCTATTGATAGCAAAGTAACTCGTGAAGTACCCATTAATGAATATATCAATTATATAGATGTAGCAAGGCAGAATATAGCTTATGAGTGCAAGCAAAGACTAAGCAAAATTATATAAAAATGAATGAGAACCAAACAGAAATCGCAAAGGCATTTATCAAGGCACAGAGTGAAATGGCAAATGCCGTCAAGGGGACTACGAACCCTTTCCTAAAAAACAAATATGCTGACCTTAATGCAGTACGTGAAGCAGTGATACCTACGCTTAACAAACATGGTATAGCAGTATTACAGCCCTTAATAACAATAGATGGTAAGAACTATGTAAAAACACTCCTCTTACATGAAAGCGGGCAGACTATGGAGAGTTTAACAGAGATAATATATGCAAGGCAGAACGATGCCCAAGCGCAAGGGTCTGGAATTACATACGCAAGGCGCTATGGACTACAATCTCTGGTATGCATCGGGGCTGATGATGATGATGGAAACAATGCAAGCACTCCCGCACCTCAAACACCTACAAAAGAGCTACATTGGCTTAATGTGTTAGATAAAGAAAAGAATATGACTAAAGAATGGCTTAATGTAGCTAATGCTATCGGAGAAGGAAAGATAAATAACATTAATGATGTTAAGAAGTACTACAAGGTAAGCAAGGAAGTAGAAGCAAAAATACAAGAATTATTAAATAACAGACAAAATGGGGTACAGTAAAGAATTATTCCAACAGCTACAAGATGAATTTGTCGCTAAGTGCCAAAAAGTAGAGGACGGCGAGATGCCGATATTGGAAGCCGTCCTCGCTTTCAGGGAACAAAAAAAAGAATGTGAAGCATATATCGAAGCTGTAAAAGCCTTTGAACAAGAGCATGAAGAGCAGATCCTTGCACAGATAGAATACAATTCAGGCAGCTACAAGGGCGCTAAGTTCGAGGTAAGAAGCGGCGGGCGAACCTTTAACTTCAAGGGGATAAGAGAATGGCGAATAGCAGCTGATAACCTCAAAGAGATAGAGGATAAATATAAGCAAGCCTTCATCAGTAAAGAAAAAGGGCTTATTCCAGTAGATGATAATGGGGAGTTATTAGACCTCCCAGAAGTAAGCTACCGAAAAGACAGTATCATTATAAAACAAAATTAAAAAAATATGGAAATACAAGGAAGAATAAAGCAAATATTCACCTCTCAGATGATAGGACAAAACGGCTTTGAGAAAAGGGATTTGGTAATCACAACGGAGGAGCAATATCCACAAACAATCATCATTCAATTTACCCAGCAGCGTTGCGACTTATTAGACAGCTTGCAAGTGGGGCAAAATGTAAAGGTATATATCAATATTAAGGGGCGAGAATGGACAAACCCGCAAGGAGAGACCAAGTACTTTAACACTATTGAAGGTTGGAAAATTGAGGTGATACAGACTACTAATGTAGCTAATCAGCAACCAATACAGCAAGCTCCCCAAGGTTATGGACAAGCTCCCCAAGGTTACCCACAACAACAATCACCAGCACCTCCTCCACAGAGAGCACCACAGCAGGTACAACAACCGCAGATCTTTGATAACCATGGGAAAGAGCCTAATCCTGCGATATATGGGGAGGACGGATTGCCTTTTTAGTAACTTAAAATAAAGAAAAAATGAAAACAATTTTTAAAAAAGGAATGAAGGTCTATGACCAAATGTTTTTTCCTTACGTAGAAGGAAGAATAATAGAAATTCATGATAAATATGATAAAATTCAAATAGAGGTTAAATTTTTTTCAAAAGATAGATTAGAGCCTTTATGTATGCAAAGTAGTGTTTTTTATAGTGAAAAAGGTACCATGCTTAATTTTTTAGGTCATAGTTGTAAAATTTCCACACTCTCTACAAAGCCTTACCAAATAGATTTTCAAAACTTTGAACAAAAAGCACCTGTACAAACGTATGAAGAAGTAATTAAGGGTAAAAATTATATCTATTTACCTGAAAACTTAGTAGCCCCTAATAAAGAACTTGCTGATGCAACAGTGGCACTTTTGAAACTCCTATTTCTTAGAGACTATTACAATGATGGTTGGCAACCTGATTGGGAAGATGAAGAGGAAAAGTTTAGTATCCAAGTTTGTGAGGGAGAATTTCACACTTTTGAATCTATTGAATGTCAAAGGGTGGTTTCTTTCAAAACTCCAGAAATCAGAGATAAATTTCTCGAAGAACAAAGAGAACTGTTAGAAATTGCAAAACCTTTATTATGACAAAAGCAATAATTGTCCTGATGTTAGCCATTAACATCCTTAGCTTGATAATTCTAAGGGACTATACCAAAGCCACTCACGCTATGGTAACAGCAATATTCCTTTATCTATTACTCAAAGACAATGAAAAAGATAACAATCCCCACTACCGTTAAAGATGGCAAGCTGGTAGGTAACCGAGAAATGGTAACTCGTGCGATTGGCTCTTTTGAGGGCTTGCCTATCAACCTAACCATTGAGAGGCGTAGCAAGAGAAGAAGTAATGAGCAAAATGCCTTCTATTGGGCTTGCTGGATACCACTCATACAGACCGCTATCTATAACGAGTGGGGGGAGTTATACAATCCTAATGAAGTGCATACGATGTTAAAGACAACTTGTAACTATGAAGAGCATGTTAATCCTGCCACTGGGGAGGTCGTAAGAGTGCCTAAGAGCAGCACCAAGCTGACCACTTACGAATGGGAGAAGGAATTTAAGCAGCAAATCAGACAGCTATGTATGGACTTTTTCGGATTAGACTTGCCTGAACCAATAAGCGATGAGGAATAAGCAAGTTTTGCCCCTCGTTAAGCAAGGATAAAAACAAGTTGTAAAGCATTGATTTTCAAAGTAAAAATATAAATAAGCAAGATTTAAAGTAAAATAAGCAATGAAACATAGCGAATTATTAGAAGAAATCGAATACTTAGAACGCTCGGTAAGTAACCTAAGAAAAAAGTTAGAAAACGCCCCAGTAATCTCTGAAAGAGGTCAAAGAGACCGAGATAAAGAGTATAGAATTATCGAGGTAATGGTTAAGAATATGGACTTATATAGCAAGAAAACATTCTTAGCCTTGAAGTTAGGGTACAATAACTTCACAGAAGCTGCTAATACTTTAGGAATTAAGAAATTCGACGAATTGTGTAAAGAACGTTTTGGATAATTATTTTTTTCATTATTGACTCCCCGATTGGCAAGCTCTCACGTTCGAGCCGTGAGCGGGGCTAAAAAAGAGAATTGATAATTATGGTATATGGATACATTCGGGTGAGTAGTGACAAACAAACAATAGAGAACCAGCGATTTGAAATTACTAATTTTTGTAAGAAAAAAGGATTGTTAATAGACGACTGGATAGAGGAAACTATTAGTGGTACAAAGAACTATAGCAAACGAGAACTTGGCAGGTTACTCAAAAAAGTGAGGAAAGACGATATTATCATTTGCAGTGAATTGTCTCGCCTTGGACGTAACCTATTTATGATTATGGAGATACTGAATATCTGCATGGCAAAAGAGTGTCGCGTTTGGACAATCAAGGACAACTACCGCCTGGGCGATGATATACAGAGCAAAGTCCTTGCCTTTGCTTTTGGGTTATCTGCTGAGATAGAGCGTAACCTTATCAGCCAGCGAACCAAAGAAGCTTTGGCAAGGAAGAAGGCAGAAGGTGCAAAACTTGGACATCCTCAGGGTTTCCGTTGTAGGCTTAATCCCCAATGTGCGATGAAGCACGAATGGATAATAAAGGAACTCACTAAGGGTACAGAAAAAACAGTTATAGCCAAGAAACTGAAGGTATCTAAGACAACTTTCTATCGTTATCTCGTATATACAGGGCTTCATACACCTATCAATTGTCAGCAAGAAGGATGGAAAGAATATGGGATATACCATTAAATAAATGTTTGAAAAAAGATTTTATATGAAAACACTATATAAATCAATCATAGAGACCGCAGAGCAGGCGGGAATAAAAGTACTTTCAGATGCACGTTGTTGTCAGTTATTAGCGTGGGTGTTGGAGATAGGAGGTTATACAGAGGAAAGTACTCATAATATCAAACTTAATCAAGATATTCATATAGCGCAAAAACGCCTGAATATATTAGGAGGTGAAACACCTAAAGCAGAATTAATAACCATATTTCAGAAGTATCATTCAGAGCTACTAAACTATTTAAACAAAAAGACAAAAAAGCCTCAATGGCTAATAGACTTTGAAAATTACTATAAACTGAAACCTTACAAAAATAATTAACAACCGATTTGAGAGGAGATTGAGTGCGCATAAATCTTTATCAAATCTCTAATTTCAAATCAAAATGAACGAGTATCAAGAATTTTTAAAACAGAAGCAAAAAGCAAAGGAGCATAAAGGCTTTGCCGCTTTGCCGATGAATGATAAGCTGTTTCCTTTTCAGCAGTTCATTGTAGAACGCAACCTCAGCAAAGGAAAACACGCTGTATTTGCAGATTGTGGATTAGGTAAGACCGTAATGGAGCTTGAGACAGCAAGCCAAATTGTAAGACACACTAATAAGCCCGTGTTAATCCTTGCTCCGTTGGTAGTGGTGGCACAGACCAAAAGGGAAGCCGAAAAGTTTGGCTTTGACCTTGACAAGGTAACCATTACCAACTTTGAGAATTTGCATAACATCAATCCGCAGGAGTATGCAGGGTTGATAGTCGATGAAAGTTCAATAATGAAGAACTTTGAAGGGCAAATCAAAAAGCAACTTTTTGAGTATTTCCACAATACACCCTATAAGTTTGCTTTTACAGCTACTCCCTCCCCTAATGATCCTATGGAGTTAGCTAATCATTCAGAGTTTTTGGGCTATCAAAGTAGATTAGGAATGCTTGCTACCTACTTTATCAATGACCAAGACCACACGAGCAAATGGCGATTAAAAGGGCATGCAGTTGAGAAGTTCTACCAGTTCGTATCAGATTGGGCAATAATGCTTACCAATCCCGCTGATATAGGTTACCCAATGCAAGGGTATGACTTATCAGAGGTGATATACAAGGAACACCAGCTTATCACTGAAAACGACTTTAGCAATGGTATGTTATTCCCAAGTTTAGCTGTATCAGCTACTGAATTTAACAAGGAACTAAGGAGAACAAAAGAGCAGCGAATAGCCAAAGCTATAGATATAGCTAATGCGAATGAGGAGCCACACATTGTATGGGTGAAACATAATGACGAGGGGAAAGAAGTTACTGCGGGTATTCGTGGGGCAGTAGAAGTGTCAGGGAGTGATAAGCCTGAAGAAAAAGCGCAAAAGCTGTTAGACTTTGTAGATGGGAAGTTTAGGGTATTGGTTACCAAACCTAAGATAGCCCAGTACGGATTGAACTTTCAACACTGCTTAAATCAAACCTTTATGAGCCCTGACTTTTCTTTTGAGGGTTTTTACCAAGCTGTGAGACGATCCCACCGATTCGGAAAGAAAGGAGATGTAACAGTTAATATTGTAACCACTGATACTATGCAGAATGTCATTAGTATCATCAAAGAGAAAGAGAAACAATTCAAACAAATGCAACAATTAATGATTAATAACCAAACACTATGGAACAACCAAAATTCACAGCTATACACGGCGATTGCGTAGAGGAGGTAGCTAAACTCCCTGATAACAGCATAGACTTTTCAATATTTAGCCCTCCCTTTGCTGAGTTGTATGTCTATTCAGATGATATACGAGACATGGGCAATTGCCAAGATTATGAAGAGTTCTTTGTACATTTTCAATTCCTTGTGAAAGAGTTAGCGAGAGTAATTAAAAGCGGGCGATTGGTAGCGGTACATTGTATGGACTTACCTGCTATGAAAGGGAAAGACGGATATATAGGGCTCAAAGACTTTTCAGGCATGCTCATTCAGGCTTTTGAGAAGGAAGGGTTTATTTACCACGATAGAGTAACAATATGGAAGAGCCCAGTAGTGGAAATGACACGAACCAAATCAATAGGGCTACTACATAAGACCATAAAAAAAGATAGCAGCTTGTCTCGCACAGGTATTCCCGATTACATCTTAGTCTTTCGCAATGCAGGTGATAACCTTGTACCAATTACCCACCAAGATAAAGACGAGAACAAAGAGAATTACCTCCCCGTGAATTTATGGCAAAAGTATGCTGAGCCAGTGTGGTATGACATCAACTACTCCGATACCTTGCAATATACCTCTGCTCGTGAGGAAAAAGATGAGAAACACATTTGTCCTTTACAATTGGACACGATCAGGCGTTGCTTGCACCTGTGGAGTAATGAAGGAGATACAGTACTAAGCCCTTTTGGAGGGATAGGCAGTGAGGGATACGAGAGTCTAAGGCTTAATCGCAACTATATAGGGGTAGAGCTTAAGGAATCCTATTATAAGCAAATGCAGCGAAATCTAAAGCGTATGATTGCCGAAAAAATGCAACCTAAATTATTCTAAGTACTCATTCATTTTTACTTGTCTTATGCCCTCGCTTGTACTTGGCGTGTATGTTCAAGGAGAGGGCTTAGGGCAAGGTAAAAATACAAAAACTAAAAAACCATGACAACAAAAGAATTAACATTCAAAGAGAGTTGGTTCGAAGCAATGCGACATCTACCTCAAACAGAACAGAAAAAAGTAACCATGGCTATATTGCATTATGCATTTGCCGATGAGGACTGGGAAAAAGTCTTAAAACCACAATCAAGGGCAGTATTCCTGCTAATCAAAGCAGACTACCACATGCAAGAAAAGATTGCGTAAAACAAAATTATCACGTTCATTTAAAATAAAAACCAATGGAAAGAGAAAGTTTCGTCTTTTATAGGAGTTTTTATGAAGGGATAAAGGAACTGCCGAGAGATATTCAGGGAGAAGTGCTTACAGCCATAATGGAGTATGGCTTAAACGGAGTAACAACTGAAAATCAGAAGCAGATAACAAAAGCGATGTTTGCCCTTATAAAACCTCAATTAGACGCTAATAATCAAAGGTTCGAGAATGGTAAAAATGGAGGCGCTCCTAAAGGCAATCAGAATGCAAGGAAACAACCGAAAAACAACCAAGAAACAACCGAAAAACAACCAAAAAACAACCAAAAACAACCTAATGTAAATGTAAATGATAATGTAAATGTAAATGATATTTCTTTTTTAGAAAAAAAGAAACAAAAAAGCGACGTTGCGGTTTCTGATTTGAAAAACGAAAATTCAGAATCTCCCATAGAGACCATTCAAACTCCAAAAGAGCAAAGCGGCGGCGGACGAAAGCGTTTCACAATACCAACCCCAGAGGAAGTGCAAATGTATTGCGATGAACGCAAGAATGGTATTTCAGGACAGCAATTCTGCGACTTTTACAGCTCCAAAGGATGGAGAGTAGGTAGTCAGCCAATGAAAGACTGGAAAGCAGCGGTACGTACATGGGAGGTGCGGAGAAAAGACACCACGCCCTCTATAACGCAACCACAAGCGCAAATTTCGCCACCAAAACGTATCCGCTTTGACGAATACGGAAACGAGATAGTTTATTAAAAAAATAGCCTTTAAAATGCAAAATAAAAATATACCACATGACCCAGAATTGGAGGGAATAGTTATCGGGGGTATGCTCATAGAGCAGCGAGGAGTTTCTGAGGTAGTTGAGGTGGTGAAGGATACGAATGTGTTTTACAACCCTAAAAACGCCATTGTTTATGACGCTATCCTCTCCCTATACAAGTCCTCGCAAGGGGTGGACATGATGACCGTGAAAACGGAGCTTCAGAGAACAGGCAAGCTCAAAGAAGCGGGAGGAGGTAGTTATCTTGTGGCGCTCACAGAAAGGGTATCCTCTTCAGCGCACATACAGAACCACGCCATACTTCTTATGCAGCTTTATGTTAAGAGAAAGAGTATCGAGGTAGGTTATAACCTTGCTGAGCAGTCGTACGAGGAGGATACTGACATCTTTGAAGTATTAGATAATTCCTACAAAGAGCTTGATAAGATTTCTGATTGGCTTTCGATTAAGCAACCTAAAGAGATAGGCGATTATCTGACAGAAGTACTCAGACCAAGAGCTGAAAGAGATAGTATTCCTATGGCTGTGAGAGATATTAACCTCAAGCTAAATGGCTATCAACCAAGTGACCTTGTAATCATTGCAGGACGACCTGCAATGGGAAAAACAGCATACGCTCTAAGTGATGCTCTCCATCAGGCACGAATGGGATACCCTGTAGGGATATTCTCTCTCGAAATGAGTGCAAGACAACTTACAGCGAGGCTCTTCGCTAACTATGCGGGTATAGATGGTAATAAATTAGCTTTTGGCTCACTATCTCCAAGTGAGATGGAAGTAGCAGCAAGTTTTAGACCCTCATTCGGAAAGCTGCCATTGTACATTGACGATGAACCTTTCATTACTCTTTTATCGCTTAAAATAAAAGCGAAAAAGTGGGTGAGAGAAAAAGGGGTAAAGATAATTTACATAGACTATCTCCAACTCATCAGTAACTCACAAAAAGGACGCACGAGAGACCAAGAGATAAGCGAAATATCTCGCACTCTTAAAGGGTTGGCTAAGGAGTTAGATATACCTATCATAGCACTATCACAATTATCTCGTGGAGTAGAAACACGAGGGGATAAGAGACCCATGTTATCAGACCTTCGTGAGTCAGGAGCTATCGAACAAGACGCTGATAATGTATTATTCCTCTATCGACCTGAATACTACGGAATACCAACTTGGGAGGATAATACACCAACAACCAATGAGGTTGAAGTTATCATCGCTAAATTTCGTAACGGAACAACTGGAGGGATAATAGCAGGTTGTCAGTTGCAGTACATGCGTTTTTTTGAACGAGGGGGGCTAAATAATCCTTTCCCTTCTCAAGAAAAAGAACTACCAAAAATTGACCCTAAAAACAACAGTCCATTTTAAAGAAAACGAATATGAAAAGTACAAAATTTTTAACAGAACTCAGAGCACGAGGGCTACAAATCTCTGAAAAGGAAGCGGAGCACCTCATGGAAATAGCTGTATCTAATTACAGAGAAAACAAGGTAAAACCTATTTTAAAGCGGGAAAATATGGCGCATTACCTTATCCTTGCATTAGCATTCTCGGACGCTACTAATGAGCTATTACACATGATTGACGAGAGTAATTTAAGATATAAATTCAAAAGCAACTTCAAGAATGTAAAAAAGCATACAAGAGATATTGTGGAGGAGTTTTACAGAGTGAATAAAGCCGATACTCAACTCCTTGAAGCGTTCAAGTCATACGCTGATGATATATCTGAAATCGTGTACCTACACTTGGATACTATTAACTCAAATACGCCTTAATAGAACTATGAAAAAACAATCATTAAAAGAAAAAGAAGTAGTCGAGTTATTCGAGCACGCCACCCGCAACCTCATCAAAGAATTTTGCCACAAGCAAGACCTACAATTTGAATTTGACAATTACGACATCGTCAAGGGCATTGTATGCCTATCCGATTACTTCTTCAATATCGAGGATATATACTTCGATATGAAGGAAAACAAACCCAAAGGAAAGATACTGCAATGGTACGATTACATTCTTGAGAATGAAGTGAAGATTAACTACTATTCCTATTGCATGGGATTGAGAAAGGAACAATTAAGTAAAAAACATGAAAATCATTGACCTATTCAGCGGCATTGGTGGCTTTTCACTCGGCTTTCAGCGGGCAGGCTACCAATTTACAGAGCACTATTTTTCAGAGATAGATAAACACGCCATCGCAAACTATAAATACAATTTTCCAAATGCAAAACACATCGGAGATATTACCTCTATTCACGGAGGAGACTTTACAGGAATTGACATTATCACATTCGGATCGCCTTGCCAAGATTTCTCACTTGCTGGAAAAAGAGAGGGACTTAAAGGAGCCAAAAGTAGCCTTATCCAGTACGCAATTGCCCTCATTGCTGACATCAGACCAAGTGTATTTGTCTGGGAGAATGTTAAGGGAGCATTCTCCTCAAATGCTGGCGCAGACTTTTGGGCAATTCTCCAAGCTCTTGCCAACATTGGGGGTTATACAATCGAATGGCAATTGCTTAATACAAGCTGGGTATTACCCCAAAATAGAGAGCGGATATACCTTGTCGGACATTCTGGAGGAAGAAGTATCCCAGGAGTATTTCCTATCAGAGAAGTTACAAAAGATAGTTGTAAAAAGACAAGGAACATATACGACTATTCACGAACAATACTAAGAGGATATAAGAATAGCTCTTCTACAGGTAGCTTTATAAAAACTAAAGATAATAAGATAAGATACTTAACAGAAATAGAATGCGAACGACTGCAAGGGTTTCCTGACAACTTCACTCAATATGGTGACTATAACGGCATAATAAAACCTATTGCTAAGACCCAACGATACAAGCTCATAGGCAACGCCGTAACCGTGGATATAGTAGAATTAATAGCAAAACGATTAAAATTTATAGAGAATGAAAAATCTACTTGTAACTGTATCAGGAGGGCGTAGCTCGGCTCGTATGGCTCGGCATATACAGACCCACCCCAAGTATGCTGATTATAATAAAGCCTTTGTTTTCTGCAATACAGGAATGGAAAGACCTGAAACCATTGACTTTCTGAAAAACATAGTGAAGTATTGGGAAATTCCTCTTACAATCATAGAGGGTGTATATTCCACAGAGAAAGGCGTAGGGGTGAGCTACAAGGTGGTAGATTTTGACACTATGGACATGAAAGCTAAAGTATTTGCTAATATGATAGCTCACTATAACAAAGGTCATTATAACGGTCTGCCTAATATGGGTGCTCCTTATTGCTCTGACTATCTAAAAAGTAACCCTACTAAGAAGTTTGCTAATGACACCTTCGGAAAAGGGAAGGACAGCTATCAATTAGCTATTGGTTACCGCAAGGAGGATATGCCCAAGCGTATTAGCTGGGCAGAGATAAAAGCTGACACTAAGCGTATATTTCCATTGCTGACAGACTTTGAAACACCTATAGGACAGCAGGAACTCAACAAATTTTGGGATAACCAACCTTTCAAACTCGGCATACATAACAAGTATGGCAATTGTGAGCTTTGTTGGAAAAAGAGTACTCCTAATCTTATAGAGAATATCAGATACGGCACCCGCTTTATTGATTGGTTCAAGGAAATGGAAAGCACCTATCAGAGTACTATGTTTAGGGATCACAGGAGTATAGACGATTTGGTGAAGTTAGCCCAAGAACCCATACAGCTATCCTTTCCATTTGAAACAGCTGATGGCTGTGTATGTAGTTTTTAATCTTAAAAACCTTTATAAAAATGAATAAAACAATTCAAGAACTCGTCCCACTTATTCATAAGTGGGCAAAAGAAAGGGGAATTTTTGATAAAAGCACCCCATTTGACCAACTCCTTAAGACCCATGAAGAGGTTGGCGAGCTTATCAAAGCGTGTTATGACAATGACAAGCCAGCTATCCAAGATGCAATAGGTGATACTATGATTTGCCTTATTAACCATTGCTATTTAAAAAATTTGGATTTCATTTTTCACTATGAAGAAGTTTATCCAAAGGAAGCTCTTGATAATATCTCACAAACTACATCCGCTATATCTGCTAATAATATATTAGCAGAACTATTTGAGGTAGAATATAAACAAGAGAAACTATATTTATACTCCTATAAAATAGAGCATATACTTTACATACTCCATTGTATCGCCTTATCAGAAGACACAACCTTAGAAGCCTGTCTGAACATCGCTTACAACGAGATAAAAAACAGAACTGGAAAAATGATTAACGGTAAATTTGAGAAAGATTAATTAAAAAAGAAAATGATGCAAATTATAAACAATAAAGGAGCCATTATTGGACAACAAATTAACTTAGGTAACATTGATAATTTAAATATCGATGACTTATTTAAAGATAATGTCAATATGAAAGATAAAATCAAAGCAGAAATAGTAGCTCATAGTAAAAGAGCTAATACAGGTGAAGAGATAATCACCTATAAACTAACATTTCCACGTATTATTCTTAGTGAAGTGAATACTTACAAGATGTTAGAAAAAAACACATCTTCATCTCGTGCCATACCTTTTGAGAAAATGGTTGAGGTTGTCGATAAAGAACCTTTCGTGCCATTGGCTTTTCAAACCCATCATAAAGGAATGCAAGGTACAGAATACATAACTAATCGAGAGGAAATAGATTACCTTGAAGTTAAATGGTTAATAGCAAAAGACACTGCTGTAGAAAGTGCTTATCAATTATACAATAATGGAATCACAAAACAACTTACTAATCGAATCCTTGAACCTTTCATGTGGGTAACACAGCTCTGCACCGGCACTCGTGAATCCTTTAAACATTTATTTGAACAGAGATGTCCTATTTATGATATTTCTAATGATGTGCTAAGATTAGCAGGAAGTGATACAAAAACATCTTTTAAAAGTAAAAAAGAGGTGATAAAGAAATTTCCTCAGCTATCTAAGAAAGATGATTTGTGGTGGTTACAACGTAATAAAGGGCAAGCTGAAATTCACTTTATGGACTTAGCAGAGAAAATGTATGATGCTTTGAATGAATCTACTCCAGTAATAATGAATGATGATGAATGGCATATTCCTTTTAGTGAAAGACCAGAATTTATTCCTGAAATGAGTTTGAAGGATAAAATTATGCTTTCTTGTGCTATGACAGCCCGTGTAAGTTATACAACTATTAATGATGATGATGTTCTTACATTAGAAAAAGCTAAAAACATATATGATAAATGTGTTGAGTCAGGACATTTTTCTGTCGTATCTCATTGTGCTAAGTGTATGACTGATTATGAATATGATACTTGGATAAAAGGAAAGTGTGAAAAAAGCGAAAAGCTTAATATTTTAGCTATCCCTAATGAAGCAAAGGGATTCAATAAGAATTTAAGAGGCTTTGTAAGCCTAAGGCAATATATTGAAGATAAATCTGATTTTAACTATGAATAAGAACTTAATTGTACTATCAGGAAAGAAAAGAGTAGGAAAGGACACCGTAGCTAATCTATTCAATGACTACACCCAACGTAAATACGCACTAAGAGCCTTTGCCGAGCCAGTCAAAGAGATAGTGTCCCAAGCAGTAGGAACAAACTCATACACATTAGACCTATACAAGGAAAACCGATTAGTAGCTGTCAATGGTATACAGAGTAACCTAACCATAAGGGAGCTGTACCGAAAGACAGCCGACTTTTACAAGGAACTCCTTGGGGAGGATATATTCGCTAAATTAATGCTAAGGCGTTTAACTTACGAGAAATGCGAATTTCCAAGGGTGATTATCACAGACATGCGCTTCAAGGTAGAATATGAGCAGATGGAACTAATTGATCCTATCTTTATCCGTGTAAAAAGAAACATGGGTAATATGGATACCCACCCATCCGAAACAGACCTTGACGATGTCCCTGATAGTGATTTTCACTTTATCATAGATAATACAGGTACAAGGACACAACTCAAGGAACAAGTGCAAACCATTGTCAAAAAGTTAAGAATATGAAATTATATATCTCAGGAAAGATTAGCGGCACAGACCTAACTCACACACGCAAGCGATTTAGTGATGTAGCAGACAAGCTCCAATCATTAGGTCACGAGGTTGTCAATCCTCTTTGTAATGGACTATCCGAACACGACCCATGGGAGGATCATATAGCCAAAGACATCATCGACCTTATAAACTGTGAGGGGATATATATGTTACAAGGCTGGGAGGATAGCCAAGGGGCAAGAATTGAGTATGCTGTAGCTAATAAGTTAGGAAAGGCAGTATTTTACGAGTAATTAACAAATGACAACGTAAAATATAAGTGCGTTTGCAAGTGTATTTTACACCTGTAAACGCTCTTATTTTCAATTAGTTATATTGAAAAATTTGCTTGTAATTGAAATATATTTTGTATCTTTGCGCTATGAATAATTAACAAATCATCATGCAGAAAGAGAGTGTCCTTCAAACATCCTGTGTAAAATGGTTCAGATACCAATACCCGCACCTCATTATTTACGCCGTCCCTAATGGTGGAAGTCGAAACATTCGAGAAGCGCAACGCCTCAAGACTGAGGGGGTATTAGCGGGAGTGGCTGACTTAGTAATAATGTTCCCACAAGGTAAAAGCCTTTATATCGAGATGAAAGTCAAAGGGAACAAACAAACTGACAACCAAAAAGACTTTCAGAAAATTGCCGAAACCCTCGGGCATACTTACGCTGTATGTTACAGCTTTGACGAGTTTAAGGATATTATTGAAAAAGAGATGAAAAAAAATTATATACAATAATCATTGTTAAATTATATACACTATGAAAAAAACTAAATCAAGTACAGAAACCAAAAAGACAAGAGGAAGACCAACAAAGCTCCTTACTTGGATAGAATCTTTTAAGAAGGTGGTAAATGAGGATATTAACGCCATTATACTAACCGATGATGAACTAAGAATGCTTACTAATGATTTGGTTGAAGAAAAGCAACAAGTAGCAGATAGAACATTTGAAAGCTGGAAGGCAGGGGATGTAAAAGACCCTTTATATTTTGAATTTATGCGCCTTTATAAAAAAGCCCTAACCATTCAAAAAAAGAACTTGTTTAAAAAGCTCCAAAGCGATGATGATAAATGGCAGAAGTATGCTTGGATAATAGAGCGCAAGTTTGATGATTGGAACTTAAGAAGTAAGCAAGAGGTGACGGGTAAGGATGGAAAGGACTTACAGCCTTTCCAAGTAACTGGGATAATAATTAAATAATCACTTATGCGTAATGTAGTACTTGAGTTTAATAGTAATGGAAACAGCAAACAAAAAGAATGTGGTAAAGCGTGGGCTAATAATGATATTGACGAGGTGCTATATGGAGGAGCCAAGGGAGGGGGGAAGTCTTTTATTGGTTGCTCTTTGATATTTGCCGATGCTTTTATGTACCCAAACACACAGTATTTCATTGCCCGTAAGCAATTGAATGACTTGAGACGATTTACCATACCAAGCATTCATGAAGTACTCAACGGCTGGGGAATACCGCAAGAAGCATATAAATACAATGGGCAGGATAATTATTTTGAATTACATAATGACTCACGAGTATTGTTGTTAGATTGTAGGTACTTACCAAGCGACCCACAATACCAGCGATTTGGTTCAATGCAATTTACACGAGGTTGGATAGAAGAAGGAGGAGAGTTTGATTATGATAGTTATTCGAATCTTAAAATATCAATTGGGAGATGGAAGAATAGAGAGTATAACTTGAAAGGTAAATTACTCATCACAGCCAATCCTTCTAAGAACTTTCTATATAAGGAGTTTTACACGCCTTACAAAGATGGCACACTTGATAAGAGAAGAGCATTTATTCAGGCCCTTCCTTATGACAATAAGATGTTACCAAAAGAATATATTCAGAACTTAGAAAGTACATTGCGAGGAGCGGAGAAGCAGCGATTATTGCACGGGCTATGGGAGTATGATGATGATCCTAATGCTTTATGTGACTATGATAAGATACTGGCCATTTTTAAGAATGATCAAATACCCATAGATAAGGAAATGTTCCTATCTGCAGATATTGCACGCTTCGGCTCTGACTTGTGTGTTATAGGTGTATGGAAGGGATGGGAGCTAATAGAGGTACACACATTGGCTATATCAGCAATGACGGAGGTACAAGGGCTTATACACACCCTTAGAATGAGGTATAACATACCCAAGGGGAATTGTATTGCTGATGAGGATGGAGTAGGAGGAGGGGTGGTAGATAACACGGGTATTGTTGGGTTTAAGAACAACAGCTCCCCCCTTGATGAGAATGGACAAGCTACCAGTTACAAAAATCTGCAAACGCAATGTTTGTACAAGTTAGCCGAGCGTATCAATAATAACGGCATATATATTAGCGCTGAGCTATCAGAGAAGACAAAAGAGCGTATTATAGAAGAGTTGGAGCAAATCAAAAGTGACAATAAGGACGGGCAAAGGCTGTCAGTGATTAACAAGGATACGATAAAACAGAACATAGGACGAAGCCCTGATTATCGTGACATGATACTCATGCGAGAATACTTTGACTTAAAACCGAAAAAGACATTTAAACCAATATTCAGATGACACTACTACAATATCTACTCATGCCAACTGAAAGGCAAAAGGAAACTACTCTATTATTAGAAGTGGTTAAGCCTTTGCCTTTCTTTTATCGAGGCTTTTGGAGGTGGAAGAAAAAGCATGGTATAGAACATATAACAGACCTCACATGGGGAGAAGTGCGAGAGATAATAGACCTAATGAGCAGCGGGGAGCTATCTCAAGTTGCAGAAGCATTCAAGAAGGTATATAAGATAAAGCACCCATCAAGAATGAATGTGTATCGCTTTTATGCGTGCATCAAGCACCTAACTAATGAAGTGAAGCGAGTTCTTGAACAAGAGTATAAGGCTTTCCAAGGAGAACCAAGCCCATACGAAGCACAGCTACAACAAGCAGGAGCCGAGCAGTTACAGCCATTCAACGACCTTGCCACTATTGACACAATGGCGCAAGGTGATGTCCTGAGATACGAACAAATAGAATCATTACCTTACAATGTAGTATTTTACAGCCTATATTATAAGACTATTAGGCAAAACGTAGAGAACAGATTACAACAAATAATAACAAAAAGATGATACGATTAATTATAGATGGGCAAGAAGCCGACTTGCTCAATGATGAGTTTACTTGGAATATGCAATGTGCTAATTTCTTTTCATTTGACACACGGCAATTCTCATGCTCAGATGTTATGTACCTACCTATGAGTACCAACAATAATGAGATATTCGATTATGCAGGCATGGTAGGTAGTGTAAGTGGACGACCTCAAAGAGCTTACGAGGAAGTAGAAGTACTTGTGGAGGGGGTGCCAATTGTACGACACGCTAAGGGCTACCTTATGGGGGTGTATAATGATACATACAAATTCGCTTTTCACGAGGAAACGAAAGATGTATATCATTGGTTAAACTTGTATAAGTTATCCGATATAATAGGGAATAAGTTGAACCACAGTAAAAATAAAGATGTAATAGCTAATATAACAAGAGTATATGCAGACTGGCAAGCATCTGAAATGGAGGGGTATTATACTAATGGGTATATATACCCTGTAGCTGGATACGGAGGTGATACTTTTATAGATGGTAAATATAACTTTTATTACGCACCACCATCCATATATATCCCTTGGGTATTTAATGAGGTTACGAGAATGTCAGGGCAAAGGTTTGAAGGATCATTTTTCAATTCCGAAATGTTCAAAACCTTATTTATTACTACCTCTCAGGTGCTTAACACAGGGGAACCAAAAGGGGTGTTAGTTAGCTTTAAAGGTGATAGTAATACTTATAGAGGAGGAGACTCATCGAAAAGAATTGATAATAATTCTATAGAATCATATATGGAGATAAATAACCCTCGTAATCCTTCGCAGATTTTCAAAAAGAGAGAAAAAACACCATTCTATACAATGCCTTCAGATAGTTTTGGTTCTTGGGATTTAAATTTGTCAGGGATAGTACAAGGGGGAAGTGATCCTGATAGAGGTATTACTTATGTAGAGATTTACAAAAATGATGATGTTAATCCTATATGCTCTACAGCGAATGGGGTAGGTGGTTATATAACTGAGTGGGAATATGCAGCAGGAAGACAAGGAGTTACAGGGGGGTGGGCGTTTACTATAAAGATACCTGATTATTTGTCAGCAGGAGATAGGTTATACGTGAGATTGAAATATATAAACAAAAAAACTAGAGGAACTGTTCCAGAGGGAAACATTGGAGCTTATCGAATAGATTTCAAAATCGAACAAACCTCCATGCAGAATGTTAATAAGATGGTATCCGACCTATCTATGTTAGATCTGTTCAAAGAGTTGATGATTATGTTTGGGCTTACTCCTATGAAATTAGATATAGACGACCCTGTGCAACACTTCTTTACTGTAGATGAAAGGCTTAATGAAGCTCCTCTAATAGATTGGACAGACCAGTTTGTAAGGGTCACAAACTTAGAATTTCATGTGCCAACAGCATCCTATGCAAGGCGTAATCATTTCCTATACAAGAAGTATGACGAGCAAGAGAATAAGCAATTCGGAGCAGATGGGGTGATGGTAATAAATGACGATCTCCTTACATTCAAGAAGGAAAGAGAGGGTAAATTCTTTGCGGGAATAGATTCAGATAAAAGGGCCAATTACAACACATACCCGCCATTAGATGAATTCTTTTTCTGGGAAAAAGAGATAAAAGAAAAGAATGAAGGGGGACAAAAAAAAATAGAAGTTGAGTACAAGGCGAAAGATAATAGATTTCACATATTTAATGTGTATTGGACGGGTTATAACAATGTAGTATTGACAGCCGAAGGAATTATAAGTGGAGGAGACTTTAATTCGGAATCCTTCTCATTTCACCCATGCTTATCAACTTTCAACGGAATGAGATGGGATAGTTTAATTAAAAGATATTATGGTAACTTTAATAATGTACTCAATCACATGCGAGTATATACATGCGAGATGAACCTAACCGCGCTTGATATTCATCAATTCAACTTTTTCAAGCGCATATACATTATGCAACTTGGAGGGATATTTTTACCTAACAAAATCACCTTCAAGGCACATGGATTGGCAGTGGTAGAATTAATTAAGATAGAACCAATAGAATAATATAAGATGGCAACAACAATCGCACAATTAGATATAGATGTAGACGAGGTCACTAAGAAGGCTGGAGAGACAAGAAAGAAACTCATGGAGATAGCCGAAGAGATGAAGGCCCTCAAGAAGAATTTCGCAGAGGGTAATATATCCGTGGAGGAATATACTCAACAACTATCACAACTTACAGCTGTACAAAAGGAAACTCAAAAGGACTTGCGTACGTATGAAAGTATTATGCAGGCAAATGTAGCTGCAAATGGTGCAGCTATGCAATCTAACACGCTCCTAACTGGGTCAATTAGGGAGTTATCCGCGGCATTGTCTCAGAACAAGAAGGCTTATTCGGAAATGTCAGCTGAGCAGAGAGAAAGCGCCGAAGGTAAAGCCTTATTAGCTACTATACAAGAACAAGATAAGGCATATAAAGAGCTACAGAAAAGCATAGGAAATACGCAAGTAGAAGTAGGTAACTATAAACAAGCAATATTGGATGCTTTAGGGGATAACAATTCTTTTGGGGTATCCCTAAATGGTATTATCGCAAATCTCGAATCCATGAAATCCAAAATGTCAGGGCTTGCGACTATCATCATGAATTACATTAATTACAACAAGGCATCAGCAACAGCCATGAATGCCACAGCAGCAGCCACTGCAAAGAGTTCTTTAGCAATGAAGATATTCAGGGGGGTGCTTGTAAGCACAGGGTTAGGAGCTATTATCGTTCTATTAGGTAGCCTTGTGGCGTATCTTACAAGTACACAGGAGGGGATAGATAAGGTTGCAAGGGTAATAACTCCATTGAAGGTGGTATTTCAAACTTTATGGGGAGTAGTGCAGAATGTAGGTAAGGCGTTGGTTGAAGCGTTCACCCATCCTAAGAAGATATTAGATGACTTATTAAAATTCATCGAAGGGCAGGTAATGAATCGTATCAATGGGGTGGTGAATGTATTCAAGGGATTAGGCAGTATCCTTACAGGAGATATAAAGGAAGGGCTCAAGCAGGTAGGTGAAGGCACGCTACAGACAGTAACAGGTGTTAAAGACTTGACCGGAGAGGTTAAGAAGTCTATAGAGTCAATGAAGCAGATGGGTAAAGAGATGAAAGATACCATCAATGAAGCACTGGAGCGAGGAGCAAGGATAGAGGAGATCAATCAAAAACTATCAGCATCCGAAGCTGACTTTATCGAGCAAACAGCGGCACTTAAGGAGCAATTTAAGGCACAAAATAAGATAGCCGAGGACACTACTAAGACCTTTAAAGAGAGAGAGGAAGCTGCAAGGAAGAGTATAGAGATACAGAGGAGTATTAATGAATTGGCAAGGGAACGAAACGGATTAGAACAAGAGCTGTTAAACCTCAAATTTGCAAGTAATGACACAAGCGATGCAGATAGGGCGGAGTTGGCGCGTAAGAAAGCGGAATTAGCTGAAAAGACAGCGGCCATGTTAGAAGCTGAAACAACACAAAATAACAAGGTGAATACGATACATAAGGCAATGCTGGATGAGCAGAAGAAACAGCGAGAGGAAGCAAATAAGCGATACATGGAACAGCTCAAGGAGCGATTATCCGCGGAGAAAAAAGCAATAGATGTATATGTAGAGAGTAATTCAGCAGTGGCACAATCCTTAGAAGAGCGCTTACGGATAGAGGAAAAGGGGAAAAATGATAGATTAGCGGTGCTTGAAGAAGAGCGAAAGAAAGGAATTGTAAGCCGTCAAGAATACGAGGAACAGAAAAGGAAGTTAGAGAGGGACTTTGCTAATACGAAGGTTGAATTATCCATTAATGCCGTACAAAAGGAACTCGAATTGTATGAGCAAATGAACCAATCTAAGATAAGCAAGGAAGCGAGGCTAACAGCAGAGATAGTAACACAAGAGCAAGAACGGCAAGCAGCTATCTACCAGATGAAGGTAGAGGCATTGGAGAAGGAGAAGCAACTCAAGGAGGAAGCGAACCAGTGGGATTATGAGCAACAGCAAGCGCATGAGATGGCCCTGTTACAACTTAAGCAGGAATATGATAACCAAGGTGTTGAATTAGACAAGCAACTCAAGCAACAACAACGAGAAGATGAGAAGGTGCAGAAGGAGTTAGACTTTCAAGATAAGATCCTTAAGATGCAAGAGGAAGGGGCGTACCAATGGGATATAGAAGCTGAGCAGATGAGCCAGCGACACGATCAGGAAATGCAAGGTATAGAGCAGCTCCTCTCCGACAAGAAGATAACAGAAGACCAATACCAAATAATGAGGGCGCAAACTGAGCGTAAACATGACCTTGAAATATTGGAACAACGCAAGAAGGTAGAACAAAGTAAAATGCAATTGGCAAGTACTACCTTTGGGCAAGCTAAGCAGCTATTTGGAGAACATACAGCAGTAGGTAAGGCAGCTGCGGTGGCTGAAGCTACCATTAATACATACTTAGGGATTACCAAGGCACTATCAGCATACCCTCCTCCATATAATGCAATTATGGCAGGGATAACAGGAGCGATGGGATTTCTGAATGTAAATAAGATAATGAGTACAACGGTCAAATATGCAGAAGGTGGTCCTGTTAGTGGTAGAAGTCATGCAGAGGGTGGGGTGCCTTTCTCTGTAGCAGGCGTTGGCGGCTATGAGATGGAGGGAGGTGAATTTGTAGTAAACAAGAGAGCAACTGCACGATATTTCCCAATTCTCGAACTTATTAACAACTCTACAAGAAGAGGAGTTAATAAACCCTTCTATTTCGCACAAGGGGATATAGTAAGACAGGCTAAAGTAAATGCTAATATAGACTTTACAGAGCTGACAGAAGCGGTAAGAGAAGGGGCTTTACAAGGCACTCAACAAGGATCATTGGAGGGTACTCAAGAAGGTGCGTACCAGGGAGCGAGAGCAGGAGCCACACAAGGGGCATACGAAGGAGCTACAGCAGGGACTTCCGAGGGTATGGTAAAGAGTGGAGTTGTAGCGGGTAATAATACTAACTTCTTACCAGTTCAACAGTTATGATAAAATTAAAAGCAATACTTAAAGGGTGGGATAATTACCTATTTCCCAACTCAGAAACAGAGAAAAAAGCAAAGGAACGGGCGCAAATATGCGCTCAGTGTCCTCATGCTGTGAAGGGTACTTACCAACAATTCATGCCTGACTATACCTTGCAAGAGGTAGAGGGTATGAAGTGTGATATATGTGGGTGTCCATTATCGACACTTCTAAGACAAGATGATAAGAAATGTGAATTAAATAAGTGGGAATGATAGTATATGATCAACTTAAAGAGATAGAAGCAGGAATGAGGGAGGTATACAAGAAAGGGTATAATATTCCTTGTACTGTATTTCGTGATATAGAGCTATATGAAAGTTATAAGAGTATGACTACTCCGAAGATGGATAGGTATGTAATATTATCTGAAGACTTTCGTATAAGTGTAGGAGCTGTTCGATCAATTGTAGCGAGAATGTCAAAAAAAATTTAG